CACCAATCCTCGCACCGGCAGCCGTTCGCGGGATTGGTGTCGTCCCCGGCAAGGGTGATGAGCTCCACGGTTCGCACGTCCTCATCGAGCATCTGTACCTGGAGGAGCCTCCGGCTTGCGTCGCCGTCGCGGTTTGTGCCGATTCGCGACCCTGTTATAATTCCGATCATACCGCTACTCCCTGGGTTGCGCCCGCACCGGCCCCGGCCTGTTGTTCCGCGAGCCACGGCTCCGCGCCTATCTCGCCATTGGTATACAGCGACGGCGGTTTCAGGCCGAGCGATGCGCGCGATCCGGACGAATCGAATGTAAATTCGACGCTCGTAATGAGGAGCGTATAACCGGATTGCAGCCCTATCGTCGGACTCACTACGGTAATCTGCGTATTCGGGCGCCACAGTTTACCATCGGGGCCGTACCATGACGATACGGGGAATTGAATAGTCATCGCCTCGGCCGCTGATTTATTGCGCCGCCATTCGGCCGAATTGAGTGCCTCGCCGGGAATATTTTCGTCGGCCCGGAAGGTGAGGTAGCGCTGTGATTTCAAAACCGAGTCTTCGGTTACGCCGGTTTTCGCGGTACGGCCCTTCCGGCTCGATGTGGCGATCGCGCGATAATACCGGTAACGATTACGACCGTTGTAATCGGCAACGTAATTTTCGGCGTTCGCGTCGCCCTCCTCTATGGTGCCGATGGGTTTATCCTCGGTATTTGCGCGGGTGATAAGGAGATTTCCGTCCCATGTGCATGAAAGGAGGAGTCCCCGTTGTGCGGCGATCTTTTTCAGGTGCTCGAATATCGTGTCCGTCTGTTCAGCCGATACGCGCGCGAATTTCATTTCCTCGAATACGGTTTTTTTGCCGGTTATTTTATAATACCCTTTCGTCTCGACGGTTTTCTCGGCAAGGGGAAGCGTCTCGATAAATCCGTTTGCGGTCATAATTCCTACGCGCGTGAGCGGTGTCGATTTGGCCGGAACCCATTTCCCCGTAGTGACTGTGCGCGGCTTGAGCAGGTTCACGCCGTCACCGATTACGACCTCGATCCCGTGGGGTTCACATTGCTGTTTACACCTGTCGGTCAGGCTGATGTTCGACGCCTCGTATGGCGGGAGGACCGTCGAGTCGATTATATCAGCGGTTTTCGAGAACGCCGAAAGCTCTTTAATGCTCCCGCTCCCGTCGCGTTTGTGCTGGACGTTATACAATATTTGTTTCGATTCGAGCGCGCCGCCCATGTAAATTTCACACGGGCTATACGAGTACGGGGCCGTCAGTTTGTCGAGTTCGGCATCCTCGCCGGGGTTCCATGGCATAACCGCGGTGAATGCGTCGGCGCAGGTGTCCATTGAGCGCAAAAGTTTCCCGCTCTCGATCACGATTTCACGACCGCCAATTCTGAGCGTCATCGTGTCACGCATAAATCACCACCTCGCGGCCGGCGGGTACGAGTAGTATGTCGTTACCGCTGAGATTGTTCGACCGGACAAACAGATCGTAATTCGCGTCAGCGTCGCCGAGGCTCCCGTATTCGGTCACGGTTATTTCTATCGGCGAGCGCGCGCGCTTCAGCGTGAACCGTTTTTCGGCGCGGAGATTGTAGAATTGAGAGAGCAGATATTGAAATACCAGCGTATAGAGATTTACGAGCGTCGTGTAGGTCGCGAGCTGGCTGTAGTATTGCATGTCGATATCAAGCGCGTTGAATTGCGCCTGAATCTCCTCGATGCGCTTGATAACTGAATTGAAAAACTCCGTCACGTTGTCCATCGCGGCCACCACGTCGGCGCGGCTCCCGTATTCGGATGATACCACGATCTGAGCCGTGGCCATAAGGGCGAGGGTAATGCCGAATTCCTGAGCGACAACTTTATTGTAATCGTCGCGCGTGGTGGTCGCCGGAGTGAGTGCGAATATCGCGTCGACAAGATTTTCATACGCCGATTGCCGGTCGCTGAAATCGGTTGACGCCTGGAGCGGGGCGAGTGCCATGTTGACGAGGCCGGCGGCTACGTCCACGCTGTCGGGATTGTCTACGCCAAAATCTGAAATCGCCGAAGTGAATGTCGCGCGCGCGCTGTCGTACGCATCGCGGGCGATCGCCGAGGTCGAGGATAGCCCACCGGTAAGGCTGTCGAGCGATCCCGCGATTTTATTGAACGTGTTGATCGCGGCCTGTATCGCGGAATAAATGTCTGATCGTAGTTGCGTAAGTACCGTCGATGCGTCCTCGGCGAGCGCGAGAATAGTGGATAACGTGTCTGCTATGAGTTTAGTGGGACTCACGAGCCGCTTGATGTTTGCGGGTTCGATCCATTGCGTTTCGACCTCTGTATAATTTCCATTCTCGGTCGGGTCCATGACCTCGCGGCACGATACGAGTTGGAGAATCAGCGGTCCGCGTACCGGGTGGATGACCTCCCATTGCCCGGGTTCGGAATATAACGCCTTGACAAATGCGTCGGCGTCGCGGTGGTGGAATATGCCGTCAAAATAAACCGTGAGCGGGTACAACATCGATTTGACGCCGAGGTCCTGTACGATCGTACCCTGAAATTTTGGCGGGTCGAATTGCCCGAGTTTGCGCTCGAATGATCGCTCGTTATTGCGCCATAGGGCGCGATACTCTCCACCAACTCCAAGCACTTTCGATTTAATTGTGCTGATTATTCCGGTTGTTGTCGCCGCAACATATGATGGACTGCGGAACACTACCTCGGTTCTGAGTTCATTTTCCCAGCTCATTGCGCGCCCACCAGGTTCATATTTATCGGAGGGGCTCCTCTGGTTTTGCTCGATACGGTCGAGCCCGGAGGGGCTCCCGCGATGTTGAGTGTGCCCTGGAAATCAACGCCACTGCGTCCGCCCTCGCGTGCGCCATTGGGTGCCAGTAAATTGGTGCTCCCAAGGGTTGAGTTTGCCTTAGCCTGGAAATCGCTAACAGCCTGTGCGGCGGATGCAAACTTACCACCAACCCCCGGCAATTTAGATGCGAGTTGGAATAATTTAGACACTCCAGTTAATATCAAATTTATCGGGAACATCATATATGTCATAAAACCACGACCTATCATTTTTATTCCATCCCACATCCAGCTAACGGCAGATAAAAACTTCTCTTTAACCAGGTCCCAGTTTTTGTACAACAATACTCCTATTGCGATTAACGCAGCTACACCGACTATTATAAGCCCTATAGGATTAGCAGTTAATGCGATGTTCCATAACCATTGCGCGACCGTGGCCTTGGTGATGAATTCGCGCATCATCCACAGGTATTTGATCCAGCCCGCGAGGTTCATGGCGACCTGTGCCGCAGCGACCGCGTACGTCGCGGTTTTCCACGCGATGAATCCATACACGAGCCACGGTATGATTTTTGCGATAGCAGCGAGTCCCTCTCCGAGTTTTTCAAAGTCGATTTTATTGATGGCCTGGTTGAGCGCCTTGAATGCGCGCGTCAGCATCGGCAATATTTTTTTCATCATATTCGCGAGTGCCTGGTCGAACATTACCCCGAGCACGCGCTTCTGATTCGCGTAGGAGTCCTCCAGTGTTTTGTTGAAATCGCCCTGCGCGTCCTTGGAAACCGTCATCAGATAATTGTACCTGAGCATGGTCTGCTCGGCCTGATTCATCGACTGCCACGATTTACGGATGCCTCGACTGAGCGCGAACGCCTGCATGTTGGCTACACTCATGTTTATGCCGATACGTTTAAGCGGTTCGGTTTCTCCTGAAATACCGGCCCGTATTTTGTCGAATGCCTCCTCTATCGGCAAATCATAAAACGATGCGAAATCTCCGGCTAGTCCCGCCATGTCCTGTGACATCCGCACGATCTGATTACCGGCGAGTCCCGAGCTTTTCATCATCGCGCCCAGGAATCCGGTAAACTGTTTGGCCTGCAATTCGGAGAGTCCGAAATTTTTGATCGCGGATTTCGACCATGCATTTATTTTTGCCGCACCTTGGGGGCCAAACGTGGTATCGACTACGTTCTGAACCTCGGTAAGCGACGACGCGAGCTCGACGGCCTTGTTGATGTACATTCCGATCGCGGCAACGCCGACAATAGGCATTGCCGATGACAGCAGGCTCATCGAACGCGAGGCCAACGCAGTAGCTGCGCTCGCGCGTCGCCCGAACCTATCAGCCGCCGCGCCCATGCGATTGAACGCGGGACTGATTTTGTCCGTGGCCCGGAACGCTGTCACTACCGCGAAATCAGGCATCAGCCCTTACCGCATCCACATTTTTTTTGCTTTCGTATATCATATTTCGATCCGCATTTTTGGCATACACGCTCGGCCTCGACGTCGGCCATGCGTTCATGCCAGAAATTCCACTCTCGTAATTCAGAGAACCGAAGCGTTGTAATCACGTTGATGGGCTGGTTCCTTGAGAATAGGTTGCCCATCCACTGCCACATCCGGCCCTCTACACTGATAAAAAAATTAGACCCAGCACCTCCGCGAGGCTGAGGTCCACACCTTTCAAATTTCGTATCGCTGCCTCGCCGAGACCGGAGAGCGATCCCATGAGGGAGTATGCCTTGCCGTAATGGTCATCGGCCTTTTTCCCGGCCATCGCTGTTTTCGCGTTGCCGTCAATCTCTCGATACATGATGGTCTGCCCCGAGGAGCGGAGTTCCTGTACGACCTGAATACCGTTCTTTTCGGTGTCTATTATGAGACGCCCGAGGCGCACGGCCTTGACGAGCCGGTCATACCCTTGCTTGATCGCGTTCCTCATGGTCTCGTCCTCGATCTCGTCGATGCTGAGTTCGTAATAATCGAGGAGTTTCTGCACCTCTCCGCGCGCGGTTTCGACGGAGATTTTCATCCCGCCACCGCCGGCCGATGCGACCGGTTTCTCGTTTTCACTCATCTGAATCCTCCCAGTTCGTAAATGTTTCGCACGGGCGGTTTTCGTCGCCCCTGCTCGGCGTATGTTATTTTTACCTTGCCTTGCCGTTCGAGTTCGTATGCGTATCGGTACTGCATGAGTCTGAATTCGCCCTGTACGATCCTTGCCTCACGATCGCCGTTACGGCAGGGTAGCATTCCCAGCACAGGCACGCGCTGATTCGGCGGATACGCGTTCCGGTAGTCGGGCGCGGCGTGTCCGGCGTCGAGGCGTTCTCCGCAGCCCTTCCGCTCCTGGGCGCGGGCTATTACGATGTCATCGATCCAGTTTATCGGGAGCACGCGCGTCAATTTACCGCTGTAATCGTGATCGCCGCCGAGGTGCGGCCACCACCGGGCCTTGCGCTTGTGGTCGGTATGCAGGAAAAAACACTCGGTCTGAAAGGTGCGCTGATGCCCCCATCGCTCGGGGAAAATACGAGTGCGTCCGCGCATGATGCGGATAACGCGGCCGACGTTCACATGGTCGCGTTTGCTCGATTGTACCAGGCGCTCGATTATGTCCGGCGCGGTGTACTCGTCGTCATCGTCGAGAAAACAATACCATCCGGGTACATCTGGTATGGCGTCGAGCAGGCGGTTGTTGTAAAGATTGTAAAATCCGTTTCCGTATTCTGGGCTGTAGGCGCTGCCCTTGATTATAATGTCTCCCGTCACATACCCATCGCGCGGGTCGTCAGTGTGTACGATGGTCTGTATATTTCCGTAGGTCTGGTTTTTAACAGACTCCATCGCGCGCGCGAAAAATCGCGGTCGCCCACTGGTGCGGATGAGTATGTAGACGGGATCGATCATGGTAATTCATTTCCAATCGTCACGCGATAAACGGCGTCCACGCGTCCTTGACCTTCGACGGGATAATTACGATCGCCGAGCGGTTTTCTTCGGTCTCCCAGTTCTCGTAATTTATTTTCCCCGACGTGCGATACGTGCTGCCATCGGCAAGCTCGACCGCAATAGTCGCGTCGGCCAGGCTTTCGGCTACGGCCCGGAGCGCCTCGGCCTCGGACGGATCGGTCATGAGCACAACGCTTTCCATGGTCGGCACCCGGCGCGTCATTTTGTACATTGTCCGGCCTGATGTCGCCACGCCCTCGGTTGTGAAACTCGACCGGTTGAACGTGATGTTGATGTCGGCCGGCACGTCATACGTCGCGCCGTTTATAACCACCTTTCGGACGGTCCCGGAATTAGGCATAATCAGTTACCTCCCTGCGAGAGAATCGCGATTGAAGTGTCAAACGTGATGAGGCTGTTGTATATTCCACCCTCGCCCGAGAGTATCACCGGAAATATGATATCAAAACCGGTGAGACCGGCGCGGAGCGTTACGAGGTCGCCCGCCTGTAGTCGCGTTTTCGTGTAACTCGCGGTGTAAATCCATGCATTTTCCGCGAACACGTCGGCGAGCGCGAGCAGGTCGTCAAGTACGGCCCCGATGTCGCGGGCCTTCTGGCGGCTGTTGATGTTCGCGACGGCCCCGGCGTCCTCGACGATCGTGATCCCCTTCCATTTCGAGCCCTCGAAATTCAGGCGATAGTTGTGGAGCAGGTTCTGCAGGATCGAGATGTTCCGCATTGCCCGATATCCGTTGCTCTCCGGTGCCACGTCGGCCGGGCGATAAAATGTGATGACGTTCTGAAGTGTCACCACACCATTTTTTACAAGGGTGGTTCCCACTCCGCCACGGACGGCCTGGTCGCGGTTGTCGTAATCATTTGTCCAGCGATCGGCCTTCGCGCCGGGCCAGATACCGTCGAGCGTTTTGTCGATGTAGCCTTCCTCGGCGAGGATGGTGTTCGTCACCGCCATAACGCCGATGGTCTGAGCCGCAATTTCGGCAGGGTGGTTCGGGCTCCCCGGCACACATATTTTTCCGTTGGTACGGTCGAGTCTGCGGTTGCCTGCGAATACGAGAGCGGCGGCAAGGCCCGCGCTTCCGGTTGCGGTGTCGCCGATGAGGGAGCGGAACGGCCGCGCCACCTCTTTTTTGTAGTTACCGACAAGGGTATTGCCGATGCCGTTGTAGGTGCTGAGTGCGTCAAGCGTGGCCGTGTCGGCGCCGTA